AACAGTTATAAAACCTTCACCATCACCTGTATTAGTGTTAGTTACAAGAATTCTTCTGTCAGTAGTTCCAACATCTGCCCAGTTATTAACTCTAGTTGCATCAGCGCCAGCAGTTGCAGAAATTATTCCTAATGTTCCACCTGCTACAGCAGCTGCTGCTGTTAATGCAGTTGCATCACCAGTCCAACCAATGCCAGCTGTACTTGCTACTCCATCCCAAATTACATCTACTGATAATTCAATAGCTACGATTTGTGAGTTTGCAGGAATTACAATGTTAGTTGTACCATCAGCTTGAGTCACTGCTTGTGATTGACACATAACAACTTGACCAGTGTTTTTAACATCTGAACCTAAAGTAGTTCCAGTTGTATCTTTAATTGTTCCAGCCTTAATAGGACCAGAAAATGTAGTTGTTCCCATAGTCTACCTCCTTAGTAGTCTTCTTTCGAAGTCTTAGGGTTAAATACTAGGCGTATTGCTACGCCTAGTATGATTATATTATTATGCAGCTCCTTCTGAACCGTAGACAGCTCTCCAGTCAGTGAAACCGAAAGAGTATCTTTCTCTAACTTTGTATCTTAGATTACCAGATTCAAAATCGCCTTCAACAGCTTTTTTCATTGGTGATCTTACAAAGTGTTTCATTCCATCAGGACAATCAGTCATAATGAAGTATTGATCTGGGTCAGTTAATCTTTGATTAACTACTACGCCGCCAGGAATCATACCCATATTTCTCATTGCATTGATATCATTGTCTGCAGTTCCAGGTCTTAAATTAGACTTAAGGATTCTTTCAGCAATGAACACCAATTGAGGTGGAACGATTAGCTTTTGTCCAGATAATGCAATTGGTATACTTCTATCATCAACTGCAGTTGAGATTTGGATCAGTAACTGCTCAAGAGAAGTTTCTGATAAATCTGCCGCTGTAGATAAAGTGTTAGAAGCAGTACCACCGCCACCTAGTGGGTGAGAAGCAGACAATAAAGCCACGCCATCGCCACCTACTGAAGTAGTAGTTGCATTGTTCAAGATGTTAGCACCTTTGATTTCTTTAGTGTGTTGCATTGATCTTGCTAAAGCTCTAGCATATTTTGCACCTAAAGATCCATACAATCCATCTTCTTCAGCTTCCTCTGTAATAGCGAATGCTAAAGCAATAGTTTCATGTACATATCTAGATACAAATCCTTCTCTGCCAGATTCATAAGATATTGCAGCACCTTCTGCTTTCGTAGGTGCAGCACCGAAGCCGATCATTTGTACATCTTCTTCGAATGCTTTTTGTGATTGCTCAACAGAATAGATATTTCTCCATTGTTCTGGATATCTATCATATTCCATACCAAACACGGTATTTAAACCAAGATTGAGCTGTTTGGTAAATAGTGCTCTATTTAGTGCCATAATTCAATCTCCTTTTATTATACACCAGCAGCACTTGGATTACCAATACCGTAGAAAGATTTGTTAATAACAACTTCTACTTTAGCATCAGCACCTGCTGCATTGTTTGGTTCATCAACTAATCTTAATATTCTTAAAACTTTAGATGTAGTTGCTAAAGTAGCAATATCTAATTCGTCTGTAGAATATCCGAAAGTTGAGTTGAAAGTACCAATAGTAACGTTTGCCATTTCACCAACGTTGGCTGCAGCAAAAGTACCATTACATTGTACTTTATATGTTATATTTGGATCGTCATAAACCAAAGCTTTGATACTTGTATTTGCTTTTACAGCAGTACCTGTATTCCAAACTTTAGAGAACTTGACATCACCTGTAGAGTTTTCAATGTATTCAACACCATAGAATACACCTAAAGCTGTTCCTCCAGCAGTACCTCTGATAACTGTTCCATCTGTAGTCATAGAAACTAAGTCACCACTAGCAAGGTTTGCTGCATAAGAGTTTGCAATAGGATATTCTTGTGGTCTGATAACTCCACCTGTTAAGTGTCTCAAAGGTATAAAACCTTGAGGGGCATCTGTATTTGCCATAGTTATAACCTCCTAAGTTATAGTTGCGTTTTTACTCTTTAAAGCCGCCTCTAGTAACTTCACTCTTGAAGGTCTTTGTAATTGGATTTCCAGGTGATTCAGCTCTGTGGATATCTTGTTCAACTGATCGCATTAAGTTTTCAGTCATCTTAGCGTAATATTCATTACGTTCATTTACCATTTCTTCTGGCATTTCACAGAGTACCATTCCTTCTATTCCAATAAAACCAGCAAACTTGCCATGTTCTATCGTAGCATAAGATTTTCCACCAGTAACCGTTTTAGGGTC